CCATCATCTGTCATGCTGCCATCAACAAGGTATTTACTCCATCGGTCGCACAAGTATGCTGTGTTGCCGTGAGCGCCGTTGTACCCAGCCTGAGCAATTTTATAATCGCTGTTGTCCAGCAGGTTCGGATACACCGCACCGTTCACCAGCTTATTCACCTGGTTGATATCCTCCGCACCCCAGGTATCGCCGACCTGCTGATATTGGGTAATATCTTCAACGGATGACGAACCATCGGAATTGGCCGTAATTTTATACTTGCGGCCCCCGGACGGCGGGATGTAATCCTTGTAATCCGTTTTCAACGCCATCAAAATGCACTTCCTTTCAGTTCAAATGCCAGCTTCGGCAGGCACGCAAATTGCCGTTCAAATTGCTCAAAAAGCAGCAGGCATGTGTTCTCGATGCGGTTCCAGTCGTCGGCCCCAGGCGGCGGCTGGTTGCCGCGCCACTGCTTCACAGGCAGCATGTCGGGCGGCCGGAACGTATTCGCTGCAATGGCTTCCAGGTTCGCGTCCAGTGCGTCGATGGTGGAGGCATATCCATAGCTCTCCACCGTTACAGCCACCATGCCCCGCAGGGTAAAACCGCCATACAGAAAATACGCATACTCCCGCAGGTATTCGATATTTTGCTTGATACGGTCGTAGTCCTCTACATTGAAGAAGTCTCCCGTATATTCCCCCTCAGAATCGTACTGAATCGTCCATGCGGTGTAGGGCGTCAACATGCGGTGCGTGAGCGTCACCTCAACCTCCCCGTCCGTCATGACGGTAAGCGGCCCGGCTGCGTTGTCGAAGTCCAGAGGGTCCGTGGCGTACACTTCCGGCGCAGCGAGCTGGTAGGCTATCTGTACGGGGGTGCCTGCTGCTTTTTGAGCGGCAAGCCATGTTTTCGCAGTCGCTGTATCTGTAACGCCTAATGCTGTCCATGTATCGGCGATACCAATGATTTGCAAGCGATATAGCGCCGACGCGTTAAAACTTGCCGCCAAGCCACCCGCAATAGTCGGCGTATCACCAACCTCGCCGTGTGAAAATTCTAGTGAATATTGACCGAATGCACTACGGCTTAAATCGAGAAACAGCCTTTTACCGTTTCCGTAATCATGGAATGTGACATCCTCCGTCCCATCCAGCTCCACAAAGCCCACATTGTACGTCACAACGAGCTTTTCGGTACCTTCATATTCTTGTCGGGTAACACACACATCCCGCACATCTCCCACACGCCGCAGCGGGCGCGGAATCGGCAGCTCGGTAACATCATCATTTACCGTGATAGACGATATACCCGTGAGCGCCACAGGAGCCTCCGTCGTCCCGCCCTGTGCGTTTTCACCGTAGGCTGTGATGGACGCGATCTCCCAGTTCTGCCCGTCCGCTATTTGCACCGTGCTCCCGGACAGTTCTTTTGTTTTAATCGGCGGCTGCTTCATTCACGCCACGCTCCTTCCGTATCGTCATCGTCCCGCGAAACGCGCCGCTGAAGCGCGTCTCGATGCTCTCAACAACGCCCCATGTGCCATCCTCCAGCGGCAGCACGTCCAGCACGTCATACTGCGGGTCGCCGCGTGTCTCCAGCGTTGTCACCACCCGGGCCGCGTAATATTCCCGGATCTGGTTCAGAAACCCGGGCCAGTTTGCGTCCACCCAGTGCACGAGCACCGGGTTCTCCCAGTCGAACGTTTCCCCGCGCGGGTTCGCATCCAGCCTGCGTTCCAGTGTCGTCAGGTTGTACCCGTTGCTCCAGATGGAAAACTCTACGTCATGCACCGTGGATGCGGTAAACTTCACATAGGACACATACCCGTAGTGCCTCGCCTCCGCCGTTACGCCGGTATCACCGGTGCGCAGCTGCGGCGATATCGCCAGATCATGCTCGATGCGGTTCCACTGCCCGTCCGACGGCAGCTTTCCCGAATAGATCTCCCTGCGCTGTGCGTCCGAGGCCGCCGTTGAAAAATAGGACACCAGCGGGACATATGCCGTGATGTCTTTCAGCAGCGGCTTCATCTCGTATTTCGGGTCGCCGTATGCCTCGGCCCTCATATCCACACCGTTGAGCCGCCACGTCAGCAGCCGCGCCCTCCGGTTCGGCGCGCATTTTCCGAACGTTATCTGCCAGGAACACGCAGGCACGGCCGGGAACTCAAACGTTTCCGTATGAGCTGATGGCGTATATTCCTGCGGCTGTGTCCAGGCTTCTCCCGCCCTGCGGGAATACACATATATTTTTTCCGGCAGCGGGCCGGGACCAAAGGTCACCGTCACGCTGCCGGCGCAGTTGTCCGTCTCTTCAATGTTGTTTGCATCCCGTCCTATGTATCCGAACGCGGCCGTTTTCCCCTCCGGGAACGCCCCGGACGCATCAGCAACGTCCTCCCATACCCATTCGCCCGGCAGATAGCCTCCGCTGTCCGGTACCATCCGCTGCGTCCCGTCCAGCCGCATGAAGTCCTGCTCGAACGTGGCGTATTCCGCGCCCGGCGCCCCTGTCAGCGCATCGCTCGAAAACGCCGCCTGCTCCGACAAATGCGCGGGCGCGGAAAAGGTCAGCGGCGCCAGCGTGATCCCTGCTCCGGGCGCCTTCGTCACGATGGCGCCGTCCCTTGCTTCGCTCAGTGCTGCAAGGTTGCTGTTGGCGAGCAGCTGTACCGCCTCGGCGTGTGTTGCGACAGGCAGCGGGAGCATCCAGCGCGTCACGGATTTGCCGAGACGGTAAGAATACCCGCCCGCATCGGCCAGTACCTTCTCCAACTCCTCCCGCCCCTGGACATACGGCGTTTTGCCGCCGTCGCCAAACACGCTTTTTTCATACGTCGTCTTTCCCATCCGTTCAAACAGCGCAAAGGCCGTGAAAGAGGCGCGGATGCCGTCCACCTTCCAGCTGTCCAGATACCACGGGTGCGTCGGCACCCACTCCACACGGCCGTCCTCCAGCGTCTGCCCGTAGGACAGCGCAACGTCCTGCCCCTCCGCAAGAAAACGCTGCAGCGCCGTGCTGCCCTCCACAGAGAAGCGCCCCTCCTCGTTGTACAGCGTAAAGGACAGCGACGCCGTAGGCAGCGAGAGGGAAAGCGGCGAGGCCGTGTGCTTCTCGGCCAGTTCGATGATCTCATCGTTTCCGAACGTATAGCCCACGCCATACCGCAATTCGTTCAGCCGCGCACGGGTGTACGGCGTGCGCATCCTGTCGAAGCTTATTTCCAGCGCGTCCACATCCTCCAGCAGGAACTCCCCGCGGTAATACGGCTCCAGCGCGTCCGTTACAACGAATGTGTCCGCAAGCGCGCCGGCCGTATAGGCCCGCACCGTGATCTGCGCGGGCACGCAGTCCCCAAAATCCAGCGTCAGGCCTGCCATGGAATGCACCGTACCAAACGCCACGCTTACCATCGGAGGCGATGCAAAAACGCCGTCCGCGCCGCACAGCGCCGCGCTCACAAAGCCCTGCGCCGCAAGCTCCGCGCCGCTCTCCGGCAGCAGCCGCTGCGTGCCGTCCAGCCGCATGCGGTCCCCCTCAAAGGTTGCATAACTCACGCGCACCGGGCTTTCTCCGCCATCCAGCACCGAAGCGTCCGAGTACCATGTGCCCGGCGGTACCGTTACCGCAGCGTCCCCCGGTGCGCTGGCATCAAAGATGCCGAACTGCAGCCGTACATATCCCTGGTCGCGCACCTGCCGGCGCATCGCGTGCCGGTATGCAGCAGATACTGGATACATCCTTCCGCCTCCTTTTACACCTGGATCAGATTCGCCTTGACACTTTTCCATGCACCCGGAAGCCACCGTGCGGCGTCGATACGGACGGGCGTACCGCTCCGGTCCCCCACATACATGTCCATGTATACGAAATCATTCACACGGGGGTCGAACACACGAAAGGTGTTGATGAACTTCCCGCCGCGCTTGCGGTCGAACAGGGAAAGCAGTGTTTGCATCTCCGACGGTGTCAGCATACCGAACGAGACCTCGATTTTGAGCTTGTCGTCGCCCACCACCTGCCCTATGAAATCGCCGTTCCCATTGCGTGCGCCGTCCACCATTGTGGAGATCGTAACGCCGCAGCTCCCGAGCTCAGGAGGCGGCAGAGCAATGCCGCCCGCTGTTTCGATCCATGCCAAATATACCGCCTCCTTATAACAATGCAGGGTTTCCCACAACGCGCCGTCCGCGCGCCTGTTTTCCCCGCTCGTAGCTTCGATAAATGGTGTCGTCCCCGATGGTGATGCTTTCATCTTTTTCCAGCAGCGCCCGAAGAATTTCCAGCATCTGCCCCAGCAGCGCCAGCAGCTCCGCGCCGTTCAGCCCCCCTGCCATTCCGGCGGCGACGGCCTCCGCGATCTTGCTCTCCGGCGCCACGATCTCGCCCTCGCGCTTGTTGTCGCCGATAAGGGCAAGCTGCGGCGTATTGGCTGCCACGTACCCGCCCTGTGCCAGGTGCGGGATCTGCGGCGGCGTTACCTGCGGCGAGATATCAAATCCAAGCTTTCCGGCCACACTGCTCACGGCCCGCAAAATCGCGTTGATGCCCGCGCAGATGCCCGCTATCATGCCGTTCACGATGTCAATGATCCCGTTCACCGTGTTCCGGATGGCATTTTTGATGCCGTCCCACACTTTTACGACTGTGTTCTGCACCGCTTCCCAGGCGCCGTCCCAATCCCCGCGAAACACTGCGGTGAAAAATTGCAGCAGCCCGCGGAATAGAGTGATGGCGATGTTTATACTGTCGCCGATGCGCTGCACAACGTACTTTACCACATTGACAACGCCCTCGAAGATTTTCTCCCAGTATGGCCCGAACACTTGAACGATCCAGTTGATAAAAGGCAGAAGAACCTCATTCCACCAGGTAAGGATGTACTGGATGATATCCGCTGCCATGCCCACAAAGTTATCCCACAGCGGTTTGAGCGTTTGGTCCCAAAGCTCCGTGCCTTTTTCAATGCAGTACTGCAGGAACGGCTTCACCGCGGTATCCCACAGGCTTTGAAGGATATCCAATATCCAGTTGAACGCCTCTACCACGCCGTCGCAGATCGGCTCTCCGTACTGCTCCCAGGTGGCTTTGATACCGTCCATCAGGCCGGTCCAGATATGCTTTACAAGGTTCAGCGCGGGGAGCAATACACTGTTGACCGCATCTGTCACGATACCGCACGCCCACACAAAGAAATCAGCAAACATCTGCAGCTTCGCGCTGATCACATCGCCCGTAATGGGAGCGAACGCCTCGGAAAAGGCATTCGCCACGCTGGGCGCGAAATCCGTCAGCAGATAATCGCCCAGCGGTTTCAGTCCGGTATCCCACAGGTTTTGCGCAGCGGCCTGCACCCGCGGCCATACCTCCACGGCCTTGCCTTGTATCTGGTCCCATGCAGCGCTCCACGCAGCAATGGAAGGCGCCATAAGCTCTTTGAAACGCGCCCAAAACGCCTCCAAAGGCTTCATCAGCCCGGTCATTTCCTTGCCGGTATCTGCGATTGCGGCGGAGGCCCCACCGCCACCGCCGCCCCCGCCCGGATCAACGACGTTCAGCTCGTCAATGCCAAGCGTGGCGTTTGCCTTTTTGGCAGCGCCGCCCGCCGCGCTGCTCACGCTTTGGAGCTTTTTGCCCGCGGCCTCCGCCTGCGCAAAGGTCTGCCCGAAAATCGAAGCGATAAAAGCGGCCACGGCGCGCGTGGCGTTCGCAAGCCCCTGCATCAGGGCCGTCAGGGCCGGAAGGACGGCGTCGAGAATGGGGGCAAACGCTGTGCGGAGATTGTTTTTGACGCTCTCCAATGCGGCGCTGAACTCCTTGCTCTGCCCGGCCGCGCCGGACATCAGGCTTTTCATTGCCCGGAAAAACGCGTACAGCCCCGCCGTAAGGAAGGTCGCCTTCATGGTGCTGCCGACGGTTTTGAACAGGCCGCGTATGCCCTTTGTGGCTTTCTGCCACTGCTTCTCGCTCTCCCTTGCGGCCTGCGCCTGCGCCCGTTTTTCCGCCGCTGCGGCGCGTTCAGCGGCCGCAGTCTTTTTTGCTTCTGCCCGCTCTGCTGCGGCAACAGCACGCTGCCGCGCACGTTCCTCCGCCGCGGCTGCTTTGGCTTCGGCCGCCTCCTGCCTGGCCTTGGAGCGTTCTGCCGCTGCCGCCATTTTTTCCTGCGCGCGCTGCTGCGCCTGCGCGGCTTTCGCCGAGGCCGCCTCTGTCTCAATGCGCAAAACTTCCTGTGCCTGAAGAAGCTTCTGGCTGACAGCCTCCTGCTGTGCGGTCAGGGCATTGAACGCTTTGTCGTTCCCCAAAAACTGATCGGCCGCGCGTCCGGGGTCTTTCAGCCCTTTGAACATTCCTTTGGCGCTCTGCCGCATGCCGTCCATCTTACTGCCCAGGCTGTCAAACTGGCTTTCCAACTCGCGCACCTTGACGCGCGCTTTCTCCAGTGTCTTGTTGTATCCCCCGCTGAAAGCGCGCTGTATGGCGTCGCCGGAGGCTTTTCCGGCGGCCTCGAACCCCTTCTGTGCCTGTGCGGCTGCCTGGCTTGTGATATCCCGTATCTGCTGCGCCACCGTGTTGCGCACAACAAAGTCAAGATATACGCTGCCTACGCCTGTGCCCTCCGGCATATCACTCACCTCCAAACATCTTCGCCATCATGCGCTCCAGTGCATCCATTTCACTTCGCACCACCGCCGCGCCCATGCGCATCACATCCCTCTTTGCACGGAACGCCGCCCACTCCGTACGCAGCTGTTTCTGCCATTGCGGCATACTGCGCACAAGGTTCGCGTCGCTCTCGCTGCGCACCGCCACCACGCGCCCCAGCGGCGTGTCATCCATCAGGCCGCCGACGAGCTTTACCCATTCGGCCCAGCCCAGCTCTCCCTGCGCAGCCGGCAGGATGCCGTACTGTTTGGCGATGCTCTGCTCGATCAGCACGGCGTCATAGTCCAGGTCATACCACTCGTCAGCCTTTTTCTGTCTGAAATCGGGCCTTGTCCGGTTCGTCCTCCTGCCCGGTCACTGCGTTCATCACAAGCTCAAACAGCCGCTGATAAGCCGGGAACGGCATGTCCATCCGGTCGATTTCAACCGCGTTTTCATCGCCCAGCGCAAGCTTCAGCGCCTCGTCGATGCGTTCGCCCATCGGCTTGCTTTCGTCATCCGCCAGCGCAAGGATCTTTTTCACGGTCTTCTGCCGGCTGTCTACTGGATACACCTTTTCACCGATGCGGATCTCCGGCGTCTCGGTCAGCAGCTTACCGTCCAGCGTGTACAATTTTCCCATGTCGTTTTCTCCTCTCATTTCAAAGAAAGCCCCCGCCGAAAAGAGCGGGGGCCTATGCATATCAGGCGCCGGCAGCGGGGGTAAACGTCGGCTTGCCGTTGGACATTACGTCAAATTCCAATCCCGCAACATTGCGGCTCTCGCCGCCGCCCGGGTTGGTCACGCTCAGCACACAGGGGAAAGCCAGCTTCGCGCCGCTGGGGAACTCCCATTCGAAATGCGCTTCGCAGTCGGAACCTGTTCCCCAGGCGCTGGCCTCGACAAAATCGTTGCCCGGGTCGCCGATACAGCGCTTTCCGGACAGGCTGATGGTCAGGGCCTTGCCCGTCACCATCCGTTTCAGCCAGCCCTCCTGCTCCATCGGGCTCCATTCCTCCACGTTTCCGTCGATGGATACGCTGAAGTTTTCCATCTCGGCAATGGTGTTCAGGCTTTCGGCAGAGGCGCCGATCTTAAATTTGTTTTCAAATACGGGATATACGCCCGTCTTTGCCGCCATACTCTCACTCCTTCATATAAGTCATTTTCAGGTTTATCACGAACTCACACACGCCCCGGTCGTCCTTTCCCACAGGCACGGGCCCGCCGCCGGGCTCCACAGCGCACACGGTGCAGCCGTCCATGTCGAAGGCCCCGCGGGCATAAAACAAAGCGTATACCGCATCGGCTTTGGCCTGTGCGGACCGCATGTTCCTGCCCCAATGCACCAGCACCGTGGCATAAAACTCGCCGGCGCGGGTCTGTTCTGCTCCACCCAGGCACACGCGCTGCGCAGCCGGCGGTTTCCCGGGATATACGCCGATGTATTTCTCCGTGTTCCCGTCGATGCCGCCCAGCTGGATACCCTCGCCCACGTCGGTATTCGCTTTGATGTAGTTTTTCAGCTGCTCCAGCATCATGGCACTTTCTCCTTCATCCGCGCCGCAAAGGTATCGGGGATAAAGTGCCCCCATACCCGATTTGCCGGACAGAAAAACAATCTGTATAATGGAAAGGGGTAATGAAAAATGTCAACCAAAG